TTAACAGCTTTTTTAATACCACCTAATAAAGCTTGTTCTCTAGGCACGATGTTCATAATGCCACCACCCATGTATAATTGTCTTTTCATCTGTCCTCTTGATATTGTCATAATTTAGCTAAATGTTAAAGCAGGCTTTGATTTCCTGTAATCCTCAATCTACTTGGTTTTTGGGAATAAATCAAGGCTTGGCATAATCACTTTAACATCTCTTCGAATGTCCTTTTCTGGCACTCCTTTAGCTTTCCACTCCTTCTCATCCTTATATATTTCACCAGTTTTTAGGTTAGATATAGTCTCTATAATTTTTTTTGGTTTTAATTCTAACATTATGTTGTTACCTCTCTTGGCTGTATTTGTAATATAGAAGCTATAACGTGCAGCTCATTCGCGTCACTAGCTTGTACCTTTAATATCTCACTTTCTTCCACCACAAGAGGATGAGTTAAAAGTTCGGTTGTTGTATTAGATGCCACGGTTTTTGTCTTGAATAAACTAAATACGTTACCAGAAGAATCAGTTAATGTAACATCAAGATTACAACTAGATCCTGAGTCATTAGATACTAATATTGATTTTACTAAAGCAACGTTAGCACTTGGAGTTGTGTACAACGTTGTGTTGTCAGTTGATGTTAAATCTAATTTTGCATTTACGAAACTATTTGACATTAATTTAAAAAGAAGTTTTGTGCGTCTACTTCATCCTTTAATTCTTGTTGATACGTTGTATTTAATTTTTGTATTATACTATCAAGATCTCTTACCTGTGCATCGGCAACATCTTGTCTATATTCTTTACTGGGTCTTGTTAATATTTGTACTATCTTTGCCATTATCTTCTTCCGTCTGGTTGTATGTCTAGCCTAAATCCACCAAGTTTCCAACTTTGTGCTGCAGCTGTATTTGCAACTTTTAAAGACACTGCTCTTGCTCTAGCTCTCGTATCAACTTTTTCTGTCGTTGATGTAATTGTAAAAGGCCCAAGAGGTGAGCTTGCCTCAGTATTATTAGGAAAGTTTCTTAAGTTTAATGTAATTTGTGTGTTACCTGTTTGAGATAAAAAGTCAGGTATAAATCTTCTAATCTTTGAAAAGAACTCACCATCACCACCTTGACTTATATCAAAGTCTCCAGATTGTATGTTTGAAGTTATAGCTGTTGTTGCTGTGGATGTAACTTGATCTGTACCAGTTTCATGTTCGTAGTATATTGTGCAACCATCTGTGTTGCCTACAACATCGTAAGATGCATTTGAGCTAGCATCATAGTCTGTAGCATGAGGTTTACCAAAAACAGCAGAGTCTTGCCACGTTGTTCTATCTAAAGTGCCTGTTGTCCATATTGGTCTTTGAGGTGTAGATTCAAAATAATTATACGTTACCACTCTGTCAACGACTGTTGATCCTGAAGAACAGTAAAACCAATTAATCTCTCCAAACAAGTTATTCAATCCAGCGTTTATAAGTTGGTTAGCTGTAGTATTTAAATCATCAAAAACAAAATCTTCTACTAAACATGGTAGCGATTGAAGTGCACCAGCATATTTAAAGAAACCATTTTCTGAAAACCAGTATGCAGCACCATCCACTTCAATGGCTGCGTTCTGTCCTATTAATCCACAGTTTGTTCCTACTTGTGCAAAACCAAAAGTAAATGGAGGACCAATAAATCTTTGTGTAAATAAAGCAGTATCCGTCCAAACATAAATTGCATCTCGACCTCTAACCGCTCCCATAATTCTTGAACCATCTGCAAGTCTTTGTGTACCAGCGGTGTTGGTAGCTGTTGGTGTATATGAGTTAATGTTTTCTTGATCAGAAAATCTAATAAACATTTGATCTTGTGTAGTTTGATCTCCTATCGTTGTTTCAGTTCCAAAAAATACTAAGTGTCTATCTGGCGTAGATACAATCATGTCTCTTGATGCAGTTGGCGCGCCAGAAATAATTGTAGCTCTTGTTGCTGTAGCGTTTGATGCATCTGCATTCCATTCAAAAACTTGTCCGTTATGTATAAGTGCAATAATTTTACTACCAAAGTTATCAATAGACCAAAGACCTGGATCAATTGTTAAGTCTCCAGATGCAGCCTCGCCCCACGCTACGAAGTCTGACGTGTTTGTTACAGTGGCTCCGTCTGAGTGTGCAGCTCTCGTTGTTCCTCTAACTGCTCTCGTAATTCCTGTTAAGTCATTACCAGAAACTCCTGTGTAAGATATCTCTTCTGTCCCTACTTTTATAAAGTTTGTTCCTGTTGTTGGAAAGTTTGTTGTGCTTGCTAATGTTATGCTTGTTCCTGAGCCACCTGTTCCGTTAGCATCATTTAATAATGCTCCGTTTAAAGTTGATGTTTGAGGGTTAGCAGCTTCACCACTCCAAGAACCTAAACCCCAACCAAATCCTGGTAATTGTTCTGCAGGTCCAACGTTATAATATATCTGAACTCTAATACCTCCAGACGTTGTGGCTCCAGAACCTGTTTCGTTTGAAGGCATTGTAATTGTAATTGTTGTATTGGTTGGTGTACTAGCAACCATAAATTTTTTATCATCAAAATCAGAAGCACTGTAATTAGAATTTGTGATAGTTGTAAAGTTATCTAATAAAATTATATCGCCAGGGCTTAAGCCATGACCTGTAGAAAAAGTTATAGTAACAGTGGCTGATCCGTTAGTCGTGCTGAATGCATTGGTAAGTGTTGTTGTAGATTTGATCGGGTGTATATCATAAAATACACCTCCTGAATAAGCATATAAAATTCTGTTAGTTCCTATAATAGAGTATTTGACTCCACCACTACTTACAATATGGTGCATAGCTCGAGCGGCTCCAGTAAGCTTGTTTGTACCTAACTGTTGCCAACCACCTATTTTTTCTGGTGAGCCATATCTAAATCTAACATTATCACCATCAACCCATTGTCCCTCAGCTTGAGTTTCGGTAAGTTGTTTATTAAAGCCTGGTAAAAATTGTACTTTTTGTAACGCCATAATTTCATATATACAAGTTTTTATACCGTTTTTAAAGCAAAAGTTATCCTAGGGGTATTTGGCTCTTTTGGAGCTAGGCCTCTGTGTTTTAGTCTAGCATCAAAAAATATTAACCTGTTTTGAACAAAATCTACTTTTTTTATTTTATTATCTTTTTTTATTTCAAAACATCCTGAGTTTTTAGGTAGGGTTTTTGTTACCATGAGAAGAATAGTATTAGCGCCATCGTCATCGTGCCAATCTCCATTCATATCCTTAAATTGAACATTAATATATGCTCTTAATATTGATTTAAATTTAAATCGTTCTTTTAATTTTTCACAAATAAACCTAATTAAATTATCTTCTAAATTAACACCAGAATTATAAAAAGGGTTGGATTCTTCATGAGATTTATGCCCATAAAAATGAGGCGTTTCGTAAACACAAATTTTATTTAAGAATTTAATTAAATCTTTTTCTAAAAAATTATCAATTATTATCAAATGTTATCCTCTCTAAATAAAATCAAAAACTATAGAATATCTGTGAGAATATATACCATCAAAAACTTTATTTGGCATATACTCTACAGAATGTGATATAGAGCCATCAAACATTAAAATAGAATTTTCTGTTGAAGGAAAAATAATCTTTTCATTTTCTAAACGAGTGCCATAACAATCTTGATTAGATTGTAAATAGTATACGCAAGTTAATTTTGTGTCATGAGAATGAAAAGCATATTTACTATCTTCCGTTGTGAGATTACACCAGCATTTATATAGTTTAAAATCTTTACCCATGTTTTTTACTAATTTGATAACTTTATTTTTTAATTTATTAAAAGATAAAACATCTTTTAATTTTTCATCTAGATCACTGGGTGTTTGAAATAAAGGAAATTTTTTATCCCAAACTACATAATCTTTTGCAAACTGTATATCTATGGCTTGTTTAATATTTTTTATATCTTCTTTTTTACAAAGATTAAATTCTCTATAAAATTTATTATTATTAACACTAGTTATTATCACTTTATTATCTTTTTGAAAAATAGGCAGGAAGACCTATCATAGGTCTGCCATCATATTTATTCTTATCTGCATCTTTACTTTTTTCATCGTTATAATGTAAAAATACTTGACCACAATGTTGTCCTTCAAAAGCCTCTCTCCAATGCTCTAACTCACATCCTCTATAGATAAGCATATCACCTGGATCTAAATTTATTTTTATACCTGCCATGCCTTTTTTACCAGAGGGTTCTAAATATATAGGCCAAGGATCACCACCAAGATTTAAAGTTGTAGATACTTCACAACTAAATCTGTCTGAGTGCCTGTGTAATATATCTCCATTTTTATAAATCCTAGCATAAGAATAAGTTGGAGATACTTTAAGACCTGTTTCTTTTTCCATTCTTGGAACTAATGAAACTAATAAAGTTTCCATAACCATATCTGCGTAATGAGAATATGTGTTTGGAACTTGATCATCATTCCATACACCAAACATAGTTTCGTAAGGATGAAGATATTTTTCTTCAAATAAAAATTTTGTTACGGTTCTTTTATTTAAAAAATAAACGTAACAAAAAGCAGCTAAGTCAGGTGATATAGCTTTTTTAATTACACTATATTTATTTTTTTTAAATGACATATTATAATTTCTTCAAATCAAAATTGTTGGTAATGATTAATTTCTTTAAGTCGTTTATAACTCCTTTTTCAAAAGATATCAATGGTAAAAACATCTTATTATTTTTTGTATATTCACAATGTTTAGGAGGTTTAATTTTAAACTCTTTTAAATCCCAATTAGTATAAGGATGGCAGATCCAATAAATAGGTCTATCTAAATACCAAGTCATCTTACAACTTTTATTCACATGTTTTTCTGCTACTTGATGATAAAAATTATAAACCCTAATCTCTTCATAATCAGGTTGTTCTTTAGAGGGACTATCATCAAAAAATATAGAATCAAATTTATTTAATTTTTTTAATTGTTCTTGCCAAGTTCCCTCTACGATAATAACTTTATGTTTTTGTTTTTTAGCCCAAAGTTGTAATTTATTAATTACGTTAAGATCGGACTCAATAATTGTATGTGATTTAATTTTATGTTTTTGTATCTCTGTTGCTGAATATCCTAAACCAAAACCAATTTCCAAAACATGACCTTTAGGTTTTAAGTTTTTAACTAACGCTTTCATGTAAGGTTTTTCCCACTCCATCATAACTTGATAATTATTATGATCAGGATCTAATATAATATTTTTATTTGTAACATCTTTTTGAAAGATAAGGCCACTCATTTTATATAATTAATATTTATAACAATTCTATTTTTTTCATCTGTACACGTTGTTCCTGTATGCATTTTTTTAGAATCAAACTCTATATATTTATTTTCTTCACTTTTAACTTCTTCCCCTGTTTCAAAAATTGTTTTTCCATTATTAGTATTGATATAAAAAATACCTGTTGTTATTTTTGCATTATCAAACTCCTCATCAATGTGCATTCCATGTTTAATAATACTAGAGGTCATGGGTTGTAAATTAGCTTTAATTCTAACTAAAAGACTTGGTTTTATCGCATCTAATAAAAAAGATAAATTTTTAAAAAAATCAGAATGAACATGTCCATTATCAAAAAAAGTATGTGTAAATTGAAAATGATTTAGTGGGTCTTTTTCATTAACAACCGCTTTATTAAAATACCAAGGAAAATCAGCAGAATCTAATAATGCCTTTACCATTAAAAAATATTGTGGTGATAAAAAATTATTTATTGTTTTTATCATACACTATAATCTACTTTAAATTTTTTATTGTCTGTTCTCTCTTCACCATATTTTGATAAAACATCATTTATTGGAATTGCTCTACAATTAAAATGTATAAACCTAAATGGTTCGTAAGCATCATCTACTCTAAATTGATGAGGTAAATAAGAATTAAAAACAATTAAATCACCGGGCCTTACTGTGTAATTAACTTGTGTGCTAGCTGGAGTAATTTTACTTGCATCTTTTTGTGGTAAATCATTCATAAGTTTACCAGCTCTTGGATCATCAAAAATAGGTAGTGATGTTTTCTCACTCGCTTTTAAAAAATAGAAACCAGATATGTGCCCGTTATAATGTGTGTGTAAAGAGTGATAACCTCCTCCGGCTTCAGCAAATTCTTGAACCCACAGTTCTGTTGTAAAAATTTTATAGTTAGTTAAGTCATAACCTTGCTCATCTAACAAATTCCATGTTGTAGCTTCTATGTAATCTGTAAATTTTTTAAACCCTGGTCTTCCTATTAAACTTGTGGAATGATGAACTAGAGCATGATCTTTTTTATCACCGCCCCAATTTTTATTTCTTTCTTTTATAAAAGCTTGGTTTTTTTCTTTTGCTAATTTAATATATGGATCAGATAATTTATCTAAATCAGGAACCCACTCTGGTTTGTTTATAAAATATATTGGAGAAGCAAAATACCAAGACTGTGTTAAATTATCTTTGCTCATACAAAAGGGTGTCCACAGTTCCAAATAACTAAAGAGTATCTCGTCCCTGAAGTAACAGGTTTAACTCTATGCCATACAAAAGACGGAAATACAACAACAGAACCTTTAGGTAATATACTTTTGCATTCCTCTGTTAATGGTCTTTGTTCAGGTGATTTACTAAAAGCAAATTCTAATTCGCCTCCTCTATAATTATTAGGATCAGATAAAGAAACAGTCACAGACAATTTTCTTATCTTTCCATTAAATCTTTCATCTATAGCTTTATTGTCTCCTTCTCCATAAGGCACGTCAAAACTATCACAATGCCAATCATAAAATTGACCTTTACCATATTTGGTAAATTGACAATGCTCAGGAACATCATATTGAAAATTCCAACCTGCATTAATATTTGCTTTTTCAACAAAAGGCATGATGGCTCTATAAAGCCATAAATCATCTAACCAAACTAGTTTAGAATCTCTTTGTTTAAATAAATCTCTTTGGTCTTTGTAACTTATATTTTTAAAATTACTAAGACCTCCTGTTAATGCAATTTTGTCTGGCTTTGTTAAAGCATATCTTATTATTGAATCACATAAATGATGTGGAAGAGCATTTTGAAAGCACCAGTAGTTATTTCTATAATTCATTTCTGTTTAAGATATTACAGATTTAAAAATAAAAGTAAATAGCTTAACTTTCCCAAGATGATGTTTCAGGATTCCAAGAACGCACTATTGGGGTATCAGAGTCAATATTTACTTGATAATCATTAACTATCCATTTTTGATTATCTTCATCCCAAACAGGTCCTACTCTATAATCTTCGTCAGGAGCATCAGGTCTATTACCTACAAAATCTTCTGGTTGAGCTACAGGTGCCTCCCAAATAAAATTATCATTTAATGTCCAAGATGCAAAAGGTTGAGGAGCTATAAATACATCATTAACAGGATCGTAAACAAAACCTACTCCAGCATATATATTTCTAAATTTACCAGAATATGAAGTTTGTTTCCACTCTCCACCTTTAAACCAAGTTTTACACCAAGTCTCTCCATCCACATGCATATCATTGTCTACTAAAGGACCATTTGAAGTTGAAATACCATTGTCTACCACAATGACTCTTTTTACAACCCAATGTGTATCTGTAGTGAATCCTGTTGGATCAGTTTTTTGTTCTATTTCTGCGAAATGAGCCATAACATTATGGAACAACAAAACAGCCGGTTGCGTTAAATGTATGAATTACATTACAACCACTTGTTGTTCTAGTTCCTCCTGTTATTCTGTCATTTCCACTAACACTATTTGCAAAAGATACAACAACTACTCCTGAACCACCATTTCCTCCCCACTTATTGGAGTCAGGTGCACAAGGGCCAGCAGGTCTTCCACCAGCTCCGCCACCTCCGCCTGTATTGGCAGTTCCTGATCTGTCTGCGCCTGGTGGTGCACTAACTTGATTATATCTTGCTCCGGCTCCACCTCCGCCAGATCCGCCAGATCCACCATTGTTTTGAGGTCCACAAGGACCTCCAGTTACTCCGGCTCCACCGCCGCCTCCGGCTCTTGTTGTTGAGTCTCCTGGCCACGCACTTGATCCACCTCCTCCAGGTCCTCCTCCATAATAATTAGGTTGAGCAGATCCAGCGCCGCCGATACCGCCGCCTCCGCCGCCACCAGCTCTTGTGTTTCCAGGGGATGGATATCTTCCTGGTCCTCCAGGATTACCTTGTCCTGCTCCTGGGGGAGATGAAGTTTTAGAAGGTGTGTTTCCAGAACCTCCTGGCCCAGTGTATTCTCCTGAACCTCCTCCTGATCCTCCAGGATTTCCCTGAGCACTAGGTCCTAATCCTGCTCCGCCGCCAGTTGCATCAAATGCAGATGCACAACCTGCGCCACATGTATTAAATGATGAATCAGCACCATTTGTAGCAGCGTTAAGAGGTGAAACTCCTATCGCAGTTCCTCCAGCACCGATTGTAACTTTGTAAGTGGTTGCTCCAACGATCGGATATGATGTATTAAAACGATAACCTCCGGCACCACCGCCACCAGATTGTCCACCGGCACCACCTCCGCCACCAGCTACAACTAAAATATTTGCGTTAAAGGGTTCTAAAGATGGAAGACCTCCACCTCCTAAACCTAGAATTTTATATCCAAAACCTGTTGCCATTACTCTCCTTATAGATCGTTAGCAGCGTCAGTAGTGAAGAATAATTTGATTCCTAATAATTTTGCATCAGCATTCAAATCATCAGCTGAAACATCTCTTGATATTTGGAAGAAAACGTATTCATCTGCACTTGGTGAGCCTGCTATTGTTACTGCACCACTTTCTGCCGTTACTGCTAAATCGTTTGCTGTACCACTCATAGCTTTTGCCGTTGGGGCAACTGCTGTGCCAAAAGCTGTATTTAAATCTCCGTTATCTGCTAATGCAACACCTTGTAAAGCCCAAGATGTAGTACCAGTATTTGTTGTATTCGCTGTAAAGAAAGCTTGAAAAGTTACTGTGCCTTCATTCCATGATTTAGGAAAAGCAACAGCAAATTGTGCAAACTCATCAGAGTCTTTGTCAAAATCCAAAGTTTTAATTTCTGGTCCATTTGATAATTCTGTTTGTGCTATGTTAGCGCATCCATTTGTAGTGTTTGGATACATTGCAACTGCAGGAACCCAAATAGTTTCTTTACCTGCAATTTTAACTGCAGATACGTTTCCACCTGAATCTTCTGCTTGAATTACTCCAGTGCCTTTTGTTTTTAACGCAAGACCTATATTTGTATCACCACCTGAAGCGTCGATTGATGGATTGTTTCCTGTAGCTGCGTTTACAAAAGTAACCTCATTAACTGCTGAACTTGTAGCTGTAATTAAAGCTACTTCGTTTCCGTTAGTGTCTAAAATAGAAGTCCCTATTTTAGGAGATGTTAACGTTTTGTTTGTTAAAGTTTGTGTTCCACCAGTAGTCACGTTACCAGCTGGTAAAGTGTGAATGTCTGGGTTAGTTCCATCATTTGCAGTTGCAAATACAACAGCATCACCTTTGTCTGTTGTTGCGAAAGTAAACGAATCACCAGATCCTGATGCATATTTAAATTGTACTGTGTATGCGCCTGATGTTGAATTTCTTAAATAATAAAAAGTTTGTACGTCTAATGGAATGGTTACAATTTGATTTCCTGTAATTGTACCAGTGAACTCAATCATTCTGTGAGATAAAACTGCTCCAGTTGATCCATCAGAAACAGATAAAGCTGTTGTTTGTGCGCCACCTGCTATTGATTGTTGTGTAAATCCACCAACAATTTGTTCAAAAATTTGTAAG